GTTACCTCTCCTGAGTGGTTAGGGTGTACGTAAGCGTTAGCTGAAGCTGCAATACCATTTAATTTAGTGTGGTCTGCATCAGTAAATACGTTACTATCACTCGCTGCCTCAACAGCAGCTCTAACTTCTGCGTTAGATAATTGAGTGTTGGTATCTGTAGTCTGAGCAACCCAAGCTAAATTTCCACTACCATCAGTCTTTAAAACTTGGTTAGCAGATCCATCATCATCAGGAAGAGTTAGTGTATAACTAGCACCTGCACTATGAGGTGGTCCTTTAATAACTATACCGTGACTATTGTTCTCACAATTTAATACAAACTGACCAGCACCTTTAGTTGCATTACCTTTAAAGACAACCTTACCTGAACCATTAGGATCTAAGTCAATATTTCCATTAGATGTAGATACAATATCTTGTGAGTTAACATCAAGGTTACCTCCTAGTTGTGGAGTTGTATCTCCTACAACAGCTGATAATCCACTTGATCCTCCAGCCGCATTTATTGTGACTGAATCAGCAGAGGCATCAGTTGTAATCGTGACATTAGTTCCTCCAACAAGAGTTAAAGTATCAGTTACAGAGTCTGCAGCTACAGTGGTTTGACCGCTTACCGCTACGTTAGAGAATGCGTTTTGGTTAGAGTCACCACCAGCTTGACTGTCTACATATGCTTTAACTGATTGTTGACTCGGTACTTTAGTAGCCGAGTTAGTTGCCATGTTATCTTCATCTAATAAATCAGAAGATATTGAATAATTATTAGCTGAAGCTGCTACTCCTGATAACTTAGTTTTCTCAGCATCGGTAAATGCATTTGTATCACTATTGGCTTCGTATGCTGTTTTAATTTCTGAGTTACTTTGATCTGCTGTAGCTGATGCTTCTATCCCTGCAAGTTTTGTTTTCTCTGCATCAGTAAAAGCATTAGTATTTGATTCGCCTTCATAGGCTGTTTTTATCTCAGCTCCTGTTTGATCTGCAGTTGCTGAAGCTTCTATTCCATCAAGTTTAGCTTTATCCGCTGCTGACATATCGCCTTGAATAGCAGTTGTAGCGGTAAAAGCTGGTTGGTTTTGTTCTTCTTGTACAGCATACAAAAGTTGATCTTCGTTGTTATTTAGATCAGTAGCTCTAATAGATGAACCAGCTGCATATACAGCTTTAGCAGTATCAACATCGGTATCCCTAAAAACCCTAACGGTTACTCCTGATTTAGGAGCACCGCTGGATTCTTGGTATGTACTATCGACACTTGTGTTATTGAAAGTAATTTTAGTTGGCGAGGTGGAGACTGTATATTTAGTTGTTGCTTGCACTACTCCATTGAGTGCTACTTTGACGTCTTCAGTTTTTAAATATGGAAAGGAAAATGTGTACTCTAAATTAGAGCCATTTACCGCCCCTCCATTCTCTACATAAGTTGTAGCCATTACCCTCTATTGGTTATCGGTTTTTTTCGTTTATAAGTTTTAGTAAATCTGTATCTCCTTTTTCGGTGGCATATTTAATTAACTTATTTACAGCTGTTTTTTGTTGTATAGAATCTTTACTAGTTGCTTTTGCTTCAGCTATTTTTTTAGCTCGTCGTAAAGCTAAATTTATACGGTGATGCAAGTTAGCTAATTTATTTCTATCAATTGGTACACCTGACTTCTGTGCTTCTCTATATAATCTTCTAAACTCTTGACCATCAGTACTTTGCATTATTTGCTGTAACTGTTTTTTAAAATAACCTTGTTGACCAATTAAACTTGTTATTTCAGATCTTTCTATTGGAGTATATTCAACGCCTTTTCCATTGGATTTTAAAGAAGGTCTACCATTATATTCAATATCAATTAAAAACTGTTTCTCAGGTGTTATAGACGCAGATTGTTTCCACCAAGGAGAATATACATTATGAACACGTTGGAAGAAATTATCAGGTTCTCCAATTACACTTCCATCAATCCAATCATAAACAACTGGTAATTTATCTCTCATCCCAATATTTCTATTAGCAATAAGTTGTCCTAAATCTTGTTCAACTTCTCTAAGAGCTGGACTCATTAATCTTCCTAGTTCATTTCTCATACCACTCATAGGTAAGAAACTACTTCCAAAACTTGCACCCCATCTATTTAATGCAGCTGGGTTTCCAGCTAAAACATCGTTTAATGGCTCTAAACCAGCTGTAAATGATTTATTAGTTAAGTTTGCACTTAGAATATGTCCCGCCTTATTAAATAAAAGACCAAAATCATTTTCATCAAGAGTGCCAGGATTACTACCTAATCCAACATCGAAGTTATCTAAGATATCAGCAGTTAATGCTAACCAATCAGTTAGAGCACCCATGTTGTCGTAGCTATACCATTTACCGTCTAAACCTTTATATGTTCTAGGTTTCCATCCAAGTTCTCTTCTAGTACGTTGTCTTGTCTTATCATAAATACCGTTTCCTCTTAATCGATCAGTTGAAAATAAACCAAAGGCTGCAAATGTAGTTAGACGACCAATAGCTTGCCTACCTCTTAATTCAGCTTGAATTGTTTTATAAGTATTTTCTAATGTAGTTACGTCACTTACGTTATGACCTCTTTCAGATAACAAAGCTTTCGCATCATCTAAACTTATGTCATCCCATGCTTGACTAAACTTTCTTAATTCTCCATTAAACTTTTGTATTGGTGAATGTGTTTGAGCAAAACGTAAGATATTTGCTGATGTTTTAGGGAACATTAAGAAGGGTTTAAATATTGGAAATCTTCTTATTACATCGTTTAAACCTTGCACAGCTTGGCTATCAAGGTTCATAGCTATTTCTCTACTTGCATATTCAACAGCCTCATCAGTAATGAAACCATTAGCATCAAACATTTGATCGTAAAGACCTTGACCTAGTTTTTTAACTTCAGCTTTAGTTACTGGTTGACCTGCTTTTATTAATTGGTCATATGCTCTACCTCTAGCTTCAACACTACCTACAAATGCTTTAGTAAATCCGTCAAATGCTGTCATAGCATTAGCACTAAATCTCATCCAAGGATGTTGTGCTAAAGCATTCATTTCTTCAATTTGATTAACAATTAATCTTGGTCCTAAATTTCCATCAATTTCAGCAGCATCAGCAAAACTATTTAAGATTTGCATTTGGTTTTCATTAGCTCTAGCAATGTCTTCACGCATTATGTATTGCACTGAACCAGGATCATTAGATGCTCTTCTAAATACCTGATTCATATGAGCAAAAGATTTTTGTAAAGTATCTACCATCCCAACTGTGTACATATACATACCACGTTGAACAGTATCTTTTTCTCCACTTAATAAAGCACCACCTAATGTAGCTATTGGACGTTCAATCATTAATGCAATGTTTGAAGCTGCAGCTTTTAAAGGTGTACCTATAGAAGACAAAACAGAGTTATAAATGTTAGCCCACATACCGTTAACCCATGCCGATGGCATATCTGGGTTGTTATCAAATATTGCTTTATTTAGTACACCTGTTGTATTTTCTAAATATTTATTTAGCCGTGTAATGCTATCTATATTTCCATCAGTATGTTCATACGCAAGTATTAATGGATCTAATAAATGAGGTCTTTCTCTTTGTACATTTCGTAAGGTTTCAATAGTATCAAAACTATCTGTTCTTATTTTTTGTAATGCTTCTAAGGTTGTTGAGCCTTCATTTTCAACAGCTAATCTAGCTTCCGATGGACTTAGTTTTGTTGCACCTTTTGTAATTCTTTTCCATAAATTCATCATATTTAATGCTCTACCTCTTGTATAAGAAGTGGTAGCTTTTATCTGCATTAAATATTGCAACCTATCTAGAATTTGTTCACGAGCATGAGCAACTTGTGCAGGGTTATCATTTACTAGACGACTAGCTTGTGACATGTCAGATATTTGACCAGCAAAAGACGTAGCTGTATATGCTTGGGCTTTTGCAATATCCATCGTTGCGTAATCTTTCATGTATTTATTAATTGATTTAAATACACCTGCATATCCAACATCAGTTAATGTTGTCGCTCCAGTAGAAAGATCTTTTTGTGTTAAAGGTTTAAGTGTTCTTTTTATTGCATCTAAATCCATTTTGTAAAGATCAGCTGCTAATTGTTCACCAGCTGCATTCATGTCGTCAAAACTTAGATATTTAGTATCACTTAAACGATATCCATATTTACTATCTGATAACAAATCAGCTTGTTCTTTTATAAATTTATGACCAGCATCATCAGCTTCTAAACCTAATTTAATTGCATTATCAGTAAAGAAAGACCCAATCCTTCCGTGAATTGTATCGATGTTATTGTTAATTCTTACAAGGTCAACAGAAGCACCAAAAATACCTCCCTCATCTACTGATCTATATCCTGTTTCAGTGTAATCGTATAAATCGTGGAAACCTTTTACTGGTGAATCTAAATCAACTGATCTTCCTAAATTAAAAAGACCTGTTTCATCTAAATCATCAGAACGTTGTTTTGCACTATTTAGTATGGCGTTTTCTATCGGATCTTTAGATAGTTGTTCTTTCTTTTTTAAATTTTTAAGAAGGTTTTTAGCTTTCTCGTTCTCAGGTACCCAACCTAAAGCTTTTTTATTACCTCTTAATGCTTTAGATAATTTACCAGCACCTACTAAAACATCAGCAAATATACCAAAGCCAACACCTTCTTTTATGTTTTTTTGACGTTTTTGGTCAGGTCCATCACTATCTAAAGTAGCCCAGTCATCAGAAACCCAACCCCATGATTTTGGCCAAGCTTTTTTAAGTTGACCTAAAGCGTTGTGATCTCTTTCTTGTACAGGTGCAGTTCCATCAACTAATGCACCTGATCCAGCAGCAATTCCTGATTTACCTATAAATTTAACTAAAGGATCATTACCGATTTTCCAACCAACTTTTGCATGTGCTGCTTTTCCAAACTTATTTAATTTACCTGTTAAACCCATAGTAGGGATAAGAATTGAGCTGATATCTCTAACAGCTTGTAATCCCTCTTGTTCGTATTTCGGTAAAGTTGGGATGTTTACATAAGGTATTAAATTTGTAACACCAATCGCGGTATCTACTACTCCAGCTCCCATTGCAGAGGGGAGTTGATCCCAAGTAAGCGGGTTTTTTAAATTGAATTTTGCTTGACTAAATTCTCGGCTAAAACCATTTGCAAATTCTTGCAAGCCTTCCTTAGTAGTAAGAAGCTTTAAAATCTCAGCATCAGTTCTTATTCTTCGTGTAGGTGTAGGTGTTACCTCTTCCGTAGAAGAGTCTTGATTTATTGGAGGAGTAGAAGTTGTATTTTCTTTCGGTTCTAGATCAGCCAAATATGCATCAGTAGCATTTGCCTCTTCTATAAAAGCATCCAAATTATTGACAGGCTCACTGTCTAACAACTTCTCCTCCTCAAATGGAGGTTTTTCCATAATTATTCAAACAAACTTGATCTTATTGTTCCTGGTAAAAAATAATTACTACCAGTATGTGAATAAAGTATTTTATTTATTGATTGACTAACTTCGGGTGTTAATTCCCAATCATCTCCGAATTTAAATATTTCGGGGTGTTTTGCTAAACAAGTAAAAAATATATCTCTTTCTCTATTATCTGTATATGTTTTAGAAAACTCTGGGTTCTTATTAGCTTCGCCAAAAAATCTTTGAGTATCACTTTCATTATAAAGATTGTTTAGTTGTTTTACTAAGTTTTTATCTTTTTCAATTTCATCCTCAAACTTTGTGTTTTTTAAATTACCTAATTCATAATGACCTAGTAAATCATTAAGTATTTGTTTCTTAGATTTATTAGGATATATTCCATGTAATTTATAAACTATACCTGGAAATCTATTACCAACTCCTTTACCTTCTACTAATTTACCTTCATCCATTAAATACTTTACTTGATCTACTAAATCTTTTTTACTAATAATAGCTTCAACTTTACCTTCTACAAAATCATCGTACGATACATTTTGCAATTCAGTTCGTAATATAGAAGTATCAGTTGAGCTTTCAAATCTTGTAATTCTGTTGACTTTGTTTATAGCTTCTTGAGTGTTACTTGCTGCTATAGGGAAACCAGTAAGAGGATTATAATCATTTACAACTTGATCCTTATATTTATTTAAAATAGTATCTCTTGCTTGTTGCTCTGGATTTTTAACATCATTCTCAAGATTATAATTTATTAGTGCTGTATATTCATTAAGAATTTGTTTTTTATAAATTGGCCAAGTTGGATTATCTAAGGCATCTATACCTTTTGCTTGAGCATCTAAAAATTTTCCTATATCTTCTTTACTTGCTGCATAATTAGGTTGCATTTTATCAATAATAAGTGCAGTATTTTGATATTCTGTTTGCAATCTTGGGTGATATTTTTTTAACTCGTCAGTAGTTAATGTTAAATTTGCAGCCTTTTGTTTAATCTCAATTTGTTGATTTTTATAATCAAGTACATCTACAGTCATATTCGTTAAAATATAATCTATAGCTTTGTGACTTTGACCCATTAATCTTCCACCGTTAGCTATCCTAATTTCGTCATAAAGATTTTTAAGCGTTTGCGAAGTTTGTTTTTCCGGTGGTAGATCTAAAAATTCTTTAAGTACTTTATCCCCAGCATCATCCATTTCATTCTTTAGTACACGATCGTCATGTTGATCTTCTTTTTCTTCAGCTGATGCTATAGCTCTTATAAGTTCTTCATAATCATTTTCGAACTTCTTTTTAAATTTAACACCATCAATTTCTGTATCACCTAAATCTTCTAAATCTTCTGAGTCAAATTTACCTACATCAATTTCAGCTTTGATAATTTCTAATGCTTTATTTTTTGCAGTCCTCATCGTAGTATCAACGATACCATTCTCGTCAGCAAGTCCAATAAGATTAGATACTAGTTTATTGTAATCTTTATCTTTTTTAAATTCGATTTTTGCATTCTCTATTTTTTCTTGACTCTTTTCTATACGGTCTTGTCTTGAAAAATTTTTAAAAACTTCTTTATTTGCGTCGGTAGCTTGTTCATAAAAACCACCTTTCTCTGCTAGTAGGTTTCTATTTAAATCTGTTAAACCATTTTCTTCCATATACTTAATTCGCAACTGTCTTAAAGCAAATTTCTTTTGCTCTAAAGTCCTTGCTTCATGAGGAAAGAATTTATCTTCACCCATTTGTATTTCTATATCTGATTCAACAAACACACCTTCTAACCAATTTTTATATTCTCCACCAAGTAAAGCTGCACGTTGAGATGAATAGCTATATAAAGCCCACCCACTAAGATTATCTATTTTTTCAGCGTCATGAAAAGAACCACCATTTTTTATAATGTCGTGTTTAGCTTCCTGTTCTTTTTGCTTAGCTTCCTTTAATTGAGTTTTGTTATCTTCAAATGCTTGTTTCTCCTCTAGAGGAATATCGTCAGTACCTTCTGTTTCTAGTTTATGCATATGCTCTTCATGAGCTAATGCCGCACCTCTTGATATATCTTTTCTTTTCTGTTCTTCTGTTTGTATCTTAGCTGTTTTTGCTAATGTTTTTGAAAATGCAGAAAGACTATTTAAGAATGAATCATCTCTTTGTCTAAGAGCATCTATTTTAGTACGCTCTCTAGTAATAGCACGATTAGCGTTTTGTAGTTCATTTTGTTTAAAGCTATCAAGAGCTTGGTCAAATCTACTCATAGTTATCACCTTTCTTAGGAGCTTTTATTTCATCTTTATCAGGGGCTTTTAAACTTCGATATGCGTTGTATCCAGACAAGAATGATTGACCTGCATCTAAAGCGAATTCCAAGCCGGATGTCATCGGGATTAAATTATCTGGATCAAATGTTGGATCTAAACCGGGTATTGGTTCTCCTGTCATTTGATCGAGTGTGGATTGTTCTAAAGTATTTTTTGCAGCGTCTCTTCTCATCTCATTAGCTAAAATAGTTGTATTACGATTTCCTATAAGTTCAGTAGCAATCCTGGCTTGAGTCTGTCCATATTCAAGAATTGCTTTTCTTTTAGATGTAGTTTGCTTAGATCTTCGTCCTGTTTGTTCTCCTCCTCCACTGCCCATCATTTTTGCATAGGCTGCTGCTACTTCATTACCAGCTTGAGTTGTTTTATTCCATAAATTTAAATCATTAGAAGCAATGTTATACATAGCTGTTCTAAAATTATTTTGTGCTTTTCTCTTACTATCTTGTACAAAATTCTGATATTTAATTTCGTTCACCATATCCGTTAAGTGTTTTGCTGCAACATCTCTATGGTGTTCTTTAATTGCTAGACGGTTACGACGTTTAATATCTGCATCTTTAAGATTACGTTTAGTAATACTTTGTAGCAAGCCTAGTCCGCCTGTTATTGCTCCAAACATTTTAGGATTCATAACATTTCTCCTTTAATTTGCTGTACATAATCTGCAAAATTCAATAAATAATAAATTATTGGGACCGTAATGAAGTTCTCTTAAAAACTTAAATCCCAAAAATTTTAAGAGTTTTAAATGTGTTGTATTTCTTTTGTCAACAATATTCCAAAGTAATGGCTCTGGTCTGTTGTTAACAACTTGGTTTATACCTCGTGCAAAAGCTAAAGGATATTTCTTAATAAGAGGTGTGCATAACAACCAAACTTGTCCGTTTTTTAATACACCACCCATTGCGGCAGTTCTACCGTTGAGTATGTATTCAGCTGAATATGATGATTCTTCTTTTATAGCTAAAGATGGAAGATCTTCGGGTGACATACCGTGACCTTCTGTTAGTTCTTTAAAATCAGCCTTTAATAAATTAGAGGCAACTTCGGTAGCCGCCTCTAACGTAAGTGGTTTTTCTTTAAACAATCTTATAAAATTTAGTGTTGTAATCACCTTCCCAATTCAATGAATGTAGTGAAGCTGGGGAGGGGTGTTTTGATTTGAGTTGTATAGTTAGGTTTTTATTTCTTTCATATGCAGCAACAGTATGAAGTGCATCTTCAGCAATATTTACACTATTAATATTATATACATCCCATACTATTGATTCATAAGACTTAGTGTAATCTGGTCTTCCTTTCCGTTTTAAAACAACATCTATTAGACCAGTTGAACCAAATATAAAACCTAATCTATGGATAATTAATGATGATCTAGTATCAGACCTTTGACCACCGCCAACAGCTTGTTTTACAAATAATGTTGGTAATTCAACTAACCATTCAAATTCATAACCAAGTATTAAATTAGCTCCAGTCCAATCACCTGTAAGTTCTAAATTACTACCATTAACTGTTACTAATCCAAAACGTCCTACATCATTACCTGCATTGTTATTATATACAGCTAATTGATTAGAACTATTGTAACCTGTTGGTTTTGGAAATGTAGTCTTATTAGTGGATGCGTTATATGTATTACTTGCTAATGAGCTTACAATTGAATGACAATCAAGGTGTATTCTATAATCGTCAGGAGAGGTGCCTACAAGCGTCGTGGCTGATTGTTTCTTTACATCTATGGCTTCTAGTGTATAATTACTTCCATTCTTTAGTACAACGTAATATACGTCATCTAAGATAACATGGTGTGTAATAGTACCACTAAATGTCCATCTAAACCACGCTGACTGTACTCTCTTATCACCTTGTTGATAATACCTATATCCCCAAACTTCACTTGATCCAGGTTCTGCTATAAGTAAAAGATTATTTTCTTTTGATACTGTAGGTTCTGTTAATCCTATTGGTAATAATTTACTTACAATTTTACTTTGTTCAACAACAGTAGGTTCCCCCTCACGACGTATATTTGTCATCTCAAATACCCTGGCATTTTTACCAGTACTATTTAAGAAACCAACTGTAGTTCCTAAAGAAAAAGGTTTAGTTGCAGAGTTAAAGTTATAACTACATAAGCTGTTAATTTTTGCAGTTGTTGGGCTAAACGAATCACTGTCAGTTGTACACATAAACTGTTGATTATTAGCAAATACTAAAAGCCCTGTATTAACTTCTATTCCATCAAATAATTTTGTAGGAAATGTTGAACTAGATTGTATATCTATTGGATCATCATCAGCTACTGCTACAGCAGAATTAGACCAAAAATTAAAGAAATCATTTGTTTGTGAAAATATTATATTCTCTCTAGAAAACATACAAAGTCTATTTCTAAAGAATAAAACCTTGTTTATTTTTTCTCCAACAAAAGAAGGTTGTGGGTTTGTACTTTCATCACCAACACTACGATCAATCCAAGCTGGAGATTGTACTAGAAATCTACCGTTAGAATAAGATCCGCTAGGTAATTCTCTAACTAAAGATACAGGTAATGTTGTTTCATCAAACTTAATTGTCAGGTTAGGAGCTGGGCATTCTTCCCATACACCGCTTCCAAATCTATCTGCAGTAACACTGGCATCAACATTATCAGCTCTAAACGATACATAGTAATCGTCTTCATCTTCACCACTGTTTAATATTTTACATTTAAAATTATGTCTGCAGTGTGTTGGTAGTTCACCAAAGCTATTCACTTCACTTGTAACTACGTTCAATAAAGCTGGTTCAGGTGTAGTAACACTGAATGCACTTGATCTAGTTAAATGAAGACATTTACCAACAATAGTTGCAGTTATACCAGTACCAGATATTGCATCCAGAGAAGCTTTCATTTGACCTAATATTTCTTCTGCTGTTACTGCCTCTTCAGAATTAGAGGAGGTTGCTGGTGGTCTTACCTTTGCAATATTTGCTCTTGATGTAAGTGTTGCATGAGTTTTAATTTCGATAGTTCCACTTGTACCTTTTTCAGTGGTAAATGTAAAAGTATCTCCAGTAGACCAACCTTCTCCACCAAATTGTAACTTAGCAAATGTCTGGTATGAATCATCATAATTAGGATGATTACTTGCATCACCACCACCCTCAGCAATAGGTGCACATCTAATATCTACTTCGACTCTTAAATTTGTTTTACCACTTATGGTTCCTTGTGTAATTGTCTCTCTAGTCATTTGAGAGCATTTACCATCGTTTGTATATCCAGACCCAGGTAATGTTAAACCTTCTCGTACAGCTATAGATGTTGCTCTATTAGTTGTTGTAGTAGCTGTACTAGTTGGGTCAAATATATCTAATGCGTATTGTTTTCCATAAGTAATGGAACTTAATTCAATGATTGCTTCATGTACTTCAGCGGGTGATTTATCAGAAGTACCCGTTTTCATTGCTACTGTTGTGTTTCTATTTAATAGATAAGTTCTTCTATTAATAGTTAAAGGTTGTATCTCATCCGAATTAGTCCAACCAGATAAATATGTACAAGCACTACTGCCAGGAACTGCTGAATAATCAATAGGAATTGATGCACCATCTCTTGTTCTCCAAACTTGGATTACTCCAGAGGTGTTGACATTTCCTATGTATTGATCTGTTGAATCTTCATAAATATGAAACCAAGTTAATGTTCCACTAGAAGGTGTTATTGCACTAACTAATTTACTTCCAGGTCTTTTAATACACCCTAACGTTACGTCAGGTAATGCATTTTTTAAATCGTTTACTTGCCCTGTACCTTTTAATTCATCCGGTTGTTTTGAGATACCCTGTATAAAGTTTTCAACTTGTTGGGTAATTGCTGTCATTATCTCCTAAGCCCGCGATATGGTTTGTAAGTTGTGAAATGTGTTTCGTGAGGGAAACCCATATAGTTGTAGTCCCCTTGATTACATTCATATTCAATACAATTTGCTTTTGCTTCACCTTCTTTAGCAGCCATTATTTGAACAAGTCCAGTATTAGCTACTAACTGTGCTGCAGCTCTAGTGGCAGCTTTATAAGTTACCCATCTTTGAAACACTGGTGGTAGATCTGTGAATTCAATAAGAGTTACTTGATTAACAAATACATCATTTTCAAATACATCGGAGTGATTAACTTTGTTATATAAACGTCCATTTCTTTTTATTGGGTCAAAATTCTTATCAGTACTTTCTGTAATATCCATACGTAATACATTGTCTGGTACTTGGATGAAACCATCAGCATCAGGTGTGTATTTAATATGATCTTCAGTATTGAACACCCAGCCTTCGTTCTGAACATCCATATTTGCTTCTCTAAGCAAGTTGTATATCAGACCTATTTCAGGATTTTCAAAAGCTCCTGTATCAGTAGCAGCATCGTAATCAAGACTGGAAACTGGTGCTTGACCTATGGCACCCAGAATTGTATTCACGGCGGATAGTTCGGTATCGGGAGATATTAATGATGGGTTAGCCATATAATTTATTGCATAAAAAAAGGGGGTACAAAGACCCCCCGTATAAAACTGTATTTAGAAAGCAGCAGGCTTAGTTGTAGTACCAGCGAATAGTTCTACAGAAGCTGCAGGGTTTAGGTAATCTGCACCCATTGCAAGTCTTCCAAGAATCACATCACCCTGATAGATGACTGAAACATCACCAGAGGTTACTTGTACTTGTGGACCTATTGCTTCGACAACACCAGCGGCTTCACGTTGGAAGATAAGTCCGCATGAGTTGGCGAATGAAGTTGCATTACCGTAATCGTTGTTGATACCAGTTACGGAACTGCGAGCATCTTCAGTGGCTTCTCCAACAAAGGATCCTGTGTTACCTGGATCTATTGTTGCTGGGTCAGTACCAGCTGTAGGACTAGATGCTGGAGCATACTTAGTACCATACTTACTGAAGAAAGGCACATTCATAGACTTGAATATCTTGATACCAGCTATCTCAACGATGCCGTTACCAGACTGCAAGGCTGTACCTTGTACGTCTCTATTAATGAGACCGTTTGAACCAACTTCTTGGATAAGAGCGTAATATTGTCTTGGATTCAAAATCCCCACTCTTCCGTCAGTACTGACTCCTTTTTCATCAAGAGCTGCAGCTGCATCATAGAATGCAGTTACAAGCTTATCTGCGTTAAGAGCGTCGTCAGCATCAGAACCAGCTCCAACTTGGATCTGAGTTCCACCGGGTTCTACAAAGTTAGTCTTAGTAATTGGACTAGCTTTTCTTGCACCGCGAGTTACGGCACGTAAGATTAGTCGGTCATATTTTTGAGCAAGTGCATATCCAATCTTCTTAGATATTTCTCCTCTCAACTCATAATGTGCAAGTGTCTCGTCTAGCTCATACACGAAAGCTGAGCTGATAAGGAGGTCATCGCATTTTATGGTTTTTTCAGCTACTGGAGGTGCTCCATCGGAGTTACCAAGTATGCTGTTTCCAGGTGTATGGAATTCAGCTTTGGTGTGTCCTGTGTAGATGAATTGTAATGAGGAACCATTTTTAAGTGTTCTTCTCATTACGAGATCACGAGCAATTGAGTTATGCTCGAACCCTTTGAACATCTCTCCACTAAAAAGTTTCAAGCAAAGGGCTCTGCGTTCAGTATTATTGGCAACCGCACCATTCGCGGCGGTTCCAACGGTTACTGACGCTTGATGGTCTGTACTCTGTTGAGCCATTTTCCTATATTTTTAAATTCTAAAAGGTATAAATGATCGTTCCCGGAAATTAAATCGATTGTTTTTGTGGTCTTTCCCACCGTCTAGACGGCTAAAAGGTATCCTCCGTGGAGGGCTTAGAGCCAAAAGAATAGGGAGTCCGACTCTGAGGTGCTCCCTAAACGGTTATTTAAGATATTTATTTATCACTTCAATTTGATCGTGATAACGAGCTACTTTATCTAACTCAATACCTATTGCCTCAGTTACGTCAGAGTGCTCACCAATCCCAACAGGATTGTTTAAGTAAACTTCAACGTTGGCTAGATGTTTTGCAATCTCACCAGAGGCGTGTGCTTTTAAAGCATTAACTAACTGATTTCTCATGAGTCGCCCATAAAGGCTTCCTCTAGAGATTCATATTCTTTCTCTTCTTTCTTTTCTTCTTTTCCTGTTTCTGGAGTCAGCCTTGTAACTGAAGCTGGTGCCTTGTCACTTTGTTGACTCATATCAGAAACTCCATTTGGCTCCGAGTTTGGAACCGTAAACTGTGTCCGTAGTTTCATTTGATTGAACCGCTAGTTCACCATAGATGCCAAGCTTTTCTGTAGCTTGAACAGTGCCACCGATTTTCCCACTAAGTTCCGTGGTGCCATCGGCTGCATCCGTACCTAAGAATGCTGGTCCACCTTGTAGGTACCAACCTAGTTGTCCAATATCACCTTCATACCCAATATGAGTTTCAGTAGTTCTTGATTGGAAATCACTTCCAACACTTGATCCATTAGTCTCTACGTTGACATAAAACCCAGCTCTCGCCGGGATTGCAGAGGTAGCAGCAACAGCCGCTAGGGTAGACAGAGCAATTAATTTCATAGTTAAGATTTAAATTTTTTGTAATAAGTGATGCCACGATATTTGAGTTTCTCTTCTCTTTCGTATTGTTTACGCTCTTCGATGCGAGCTTGCAATTCTACTGGAGACATAACACACCTCAATTACCTAAGCCCCGTTTCATGCTTAGGTTTCATGCGTCCTTGATGGATAAACGTACGTGGTTAATGTGGATCCATTTCACCTTTAGGAAGGTAAGCAAGTTCTCTTAATGCTTTCACACTAGGATCAAGTGTAACGTTTGTAGGTAGACGACCTAATGCAACATTGTCGTAATTTAAGCTATGCCTATCAAATGCAGCCAGTTCATATTCTTCGGTCATTGAAAGACAATTAGTTGGACAATATTCCACACAATTTCCGCAAAATATACAAGCACCAAAGTCAATAGAATAATTTCGAAGTTCTTTCTTTTTAGTTTCCTTATTCATTACCCAATCGACAACTGGTAAATTTATAGGACATACTCTTACGCAAACTTCACATGCAATACATTTATCCAATTCGTAATGAATTCTTCCTCTGTATTGAGTAGATGGTATTAGTTTTTCATAAGGATATTGAACTGTTATTGGCCGTCTACCCATATGGTCAAAGGTAACTGAAAGACCCTGTAAGATATACTTAACAGAGTCAACAGTCTCTTTTATATATTTTGTTAAACTGTTAAAAATTTTATTAACCTATAGTTGGTGTTACTAAAGCAACTTCAGAAGTTTCAGAAGCCGCTAAATCTAATGGGAAATTATGTGCATTTCTTTCATGCATTACTTCCATACCAAGATCAGCTCTGTTTAATACGTCAGCCCAAGTTGGGATAACGGCTCCATTTGCAGCATTAACGGACTGATTAAAATTGAATCCGTTGAGATTAAATGCCATCGTAGAAACTCCCATGGAGGTAAGCCAGATACAAGTGACTGGCCAAGCAGCAAGAAAGAAATGAAGAGCCCGACTATTATTGAAAGAAGCATATTGGAAAATTAAACGTCCAAAGTATCCGTGAGCTGCAACGATGTTATAGGTTTCTCCTTCCTGTCCGAATTTATATCCATAATTAAGGGATTCATTCTCAGTCGTTTCTCTAACCAGTGAGGAAGTAACGAGACTTCCGTGCATTGCAGAGAAAAGAGCACCGCCGAATACCCCAGCAACACCGAGCATGTGGAAAGGATGCATGAGGATATTATGTTCGGCTTGGAATACGAACATGAAATTGAAAGTCCCAGAAATACCAAGAGGCATACCATCACTAAAACTCCCTTGACCGAATGGGTAAACAAGGAAGACTGCATAAGCTGCAGCAACAGGTGCTGAGTAAGCTATTGGTATCCAGGGTCGGGCACCTAATCTATAACTAAGTTCCCATTGTCGTCCCATGTATGCTGCGATACCGATGAGAAAGTGGAACACAATAAGTTGATATGGTCCTCCGTTATACAACCACTCGTCGAGGGTTGCAGCTTCCCAGATTGGGTAGAAGTGAAGACCGATTGCATTAGATGACGGGACGATTGCTCCCGAGATGATGTTGTTTCCATAAAGCAAAGAGCCTGAGACTGGTTCACGAATGCCGTCAATATCGACTGGCGGGGCAGCTATAAAAGCTATTATGAATGCGGTTGCTGCTGTGATTAAGCAAGGTATCATTAAGACACCAAACCACCCCACATAGAGGCGGTTATCAGTAGATGTAACCCAGTCGCAAAGCCTCTGCCAAGAATTTTTTTCTTGTACTAAGGTTGCTGTTGTCATTAAAATATTCCTGGAATAATTTGACCAGTTGTTAAGTAAGCTCCAAGAGCTGCAACAACGCCAAGCATTGCTACACGACCGTTTAGCTCTTCAGCTCCACGGAATAAAAAATTTTGTTCTTCGTTATACATTACTTCAATTGGGGGTTCTAAAGCGATTACTTCTGTATCGTTCATTAAATTTTTTGGGGTAAACTCTTGAGGCGATGACGATCGTTCGGGTCGCCTCGCCTGTTTACTTTTTCTTTGGAGGTCTACCGACTTTTGTTCCGTAAGTTCCTTTTCCTTTTGCCATGATTAGAAATTAATATTTGAACGATCAAGTTTATTCATTAGATCTTGTCTATAAGCTGGATCTTTGTCATATCGTGGATCACTCATAGCTGCTACTACTTCAGCTTGTGATCTAAATACATCACTTGAGGATGCTGGTGCTTTACCTGTTAACATTCTTCCTTCGTATCCGTTAGCGTTTTCATATTGTGCTTTGATTCCATCTACAGCTAATTGAATTAAATCGCTGGAACCAGACTCGATAAGTTTATTAAAAGCATCTCTTGATGCTGGTGTTGTGTTATTTGAATACCATTGAATCATTTCACCATATTTTTGTTCTCCTCCTACTGACTTATATATGTTGTTTGTTTCTGTTTCAGTTAAATCAGATTTTGGTTCTGCTGATGTTTCATTAGCTTGCACATACAATTCCATATATGTTTTAACTAACTCACTGCTATCAATCTCTTTAAATTTTTCTAGTGTTTCATCAGAAAGAGTTTGATTAGTTTCCCACTCTTTAGCAGCTTCAGCTAAGGATGATTGAATAGGTGATATTTCAACCTCTTCCTCCTTAACTGTTTCGCCTTTATCACTACTAGCTTCAGTTTCAGAACCTAATTTTTTCTGTAACTCAACATAAGCTTTTTCTAATTCTTCAGCACTCTTGTATTTACCAGCTAATAAATTTTCTTGCTCTTCTAGTAATGCTTCACCAACTTTTAAACTATCTTGTTCTTCAGCATTTAAATTATCTTCAGTAGAAATAGTATCGGTACCAGCATCGTAGGTAAGTGTTTCTGCCATGTTTTATTCTGTAGGTGGTTGTTCTTGTTCTGGTTGTTGCTCTTGTTGTGCAGTTGGATCAAGCATTTTTGAATTCATAATTTGACCAGCTTGTTCCATCAAAGCCATTTGACCAGCTTGTTCTTGTTGCTGTTGTGCCTCTTGTTGTAACTGCTGTTCGGACTTAACTAAATTCAATACGTCAATACCTTGTGCAGCTGCAAGTCTTTTTATATATTCACTTGGATCAATAAATTTCATTAAAGCTTCTGGTCCCATTGTTTGTGCAATGATCTGTACAAACTGTGTAAGACTCTCTCGATCTTGTCCTCTACCTAACGCATTAACCCCAGCAACAATTTGAGGTCTGACTAAATCTTTAGGTATCTTGTTTATTTGATTACTTCTTTGAAGTATGTGTAGTGTTCTATCTAAATAAGGAATTAAAAACTCTACAGTTAATAAGCTAAATAAACCTCCTAACTGTTGTTCAAGTTCTAGTTGTGTGAGGCGTACTTCCTCAGCAGTTGTACGTTCGCTTTGTCTTACATTTAATACAAGAAAAGCTTCACTAATTCTTCGTTCAATTATTTGTGCTTGTTCTGCAGCCGTACGGAAATCTGCTGTCTTACCGACCTGAACCACTTGCACATCTTCTGCACGACCTTGGACAATAGCCCCTGATCCAGCTTCTGCAATTTGTTTTGGCTTTGTTGTAGAGGATGGGCTAACAAGAAAGATAACTTTACTAGCTGCTGCTGCACCCTCCAATAACGCACGACTTAAACCATCAAGTGAACGTAAGTCTCCAAGAAACTCTTCGACTCTGCCACGTCCATAATCTTCACCATCGACCGTGGCTAGGCGTAATACCAGCCAGGGGTTAGCATTTTTAGGTGCTGAGCTTTTAGAGTTAGGAATAATTTTATCGAAGACTTCCTGATGCCAATGCCATCTTCCGTTCTCTAGTTTTACACATGTATATACTTCACATTGTTTATCGTCAGCCGATTGATAGTCCCCTACAACCTTAGTAGGGTCGGGTACATCGACGTCATATTCCAATAGTTTTTTACTTACAAGTTCCTTTGTGACAATCTCAATGACATTACCGTTTCCATCACGATTAACTACGTAACGGTTTAGGGGATAGTGTTTGAGACCATCTTTACCCATAAAAATTAAAGCGTTACCAGATACGATGAGATGCTTTAAAGCTGTATTAAGAACTACACGGTCAGTAGAAGCATTGATGTAATCCATAACCATCCTTTCCATTTTTGAAAAGGAAAGATCTAATTCACTTCTAACCTCTGGTGGTATGTCTTCACCAAGCTTGTCGTCTCTTATCTGAAATTTAAAAAAAGTTGTTTGTGGAGGAAGTAAACTTAAACCAAGCTTTGCAGCTAAATTTAAGACACACTTGGCTCCTACACTTTGATACGGAGTGGGTAACTTTTTATAGTCAGGTCCGTTTGTATCGTCTTTAACTAATGAAGGGACAGTAAGTTCACTACATTCAACTGCTGTATCAAGGAACTGAGTACGTTGTTGGGTAAGTTGATTGTATCTTTCTTTAGCTGTGTTCATTATCTTGTCTCCGCTGGGGGTGCATATAAACTACCCAGATTGAGACCCTGTGGTTTCGTTTCTGGTGGTGTAGTTAAACCGACATAGCTAGGATCTTCACTCATAATGGCGTCTAACTGACTTAAGCCTAATTGTTTTCTTCTAGTCGACTGCTCTTGAGCTTCAGTTTTTTGTAAATCAAGTTTCTTTTTTTTGTCTTTGTCCTCTTCAGGAACTTCAGCTGCTTGTTGAACTTGTTTTCTAGCTACTCCGGGTGCATTAGTTTGCGTAGGAGCTCGGTTGTCAGCTGGATCATTAAATGTATCTTGTACTGCGTCGTATGCGGTTTTACCTGCAGCAATTAAACCAAACACTTTTGTAAGGGCAGGTATTGTTATTGGTCCACACATTAAATTTCTTCCTCCATAATTGATCTTATATATTCAATAACGCTGGCTTGACCAGCTCTGTACATAATTGTGTTGATATCTTCTGTTGGGTGAATTGGTTTCCAACCAAAATTTTTTTCAAGTTTATCTACAAGCTTGTCTAACCTTTCGTTATGAAGCTTAAGAGTATTGAGGGAGATTGGTGTTTGCATGTTCAAAAAAGGCGGGCATTCTAGCTCGCTTAGTCTCATTAAATTCTGGGGCTTTGCCTTCGTACATCAAGCGATCACTAGCATCCAACCAAAATTTTTTGTCCAAATATTTATCGTTAGTGTTTACTTTTAAGGGTTGTAGTACCCAATTAATTGTGGCTTTCCTAAGTTTATCCAAAGATTGACTACTGCTAAGACCCATATGAGTACATACGAGACTATTAGTGGCAACATGGATTTGCTCATCTCTGGAAATATCAGCTGATATCGTTCTAAGACCAGCATCACCACAAAACCTAAAGAAAGGGAGTAAAACAAAGAATATTGCACGTTCAGCTACCAAGGCTTTTGTGATTGTGTGATCGGGGTGTTCTTCCCAAGCAGTGCGGAGACGTATTGCCTCTGCCTCTGCTTGTTCATCAACTCCCAATGCATTGACCGCATACCCTAGAGCAATGTCATGGTTTATTTCATCCTTAACATTGGACTCCAAGAGCTTGCGTGCATCAGCAGGTACATCTTTCTCAAGAGCGTCGGAGATAAAATTCCCAACTGGTAACTCCATGTGACGTATAGCCAGAGCACGGTAGATGGTTTCTTCAGCTCCCTCTTTAAGTGTCCCTCCTGTTGTTTGGACAGGTGTCCATTTTCTCTTTCGAGATAGTAATTTTTCATATGGGTTTTTCATTCTTGACAATCGCATGTAACGGGTTCGAGTATTCCCGCTAAGTAATCTTCAACTTCATTCTCATCTAATGCTGCATATGCACTTGATTTATCCTGAACGTCTCCCATTACTTGCAAAGAATAATAAAGAGAAGTTTGGGGGCTATCCAGCCACTCTTCCACGAACGCATTGTCGTAGGTTACAACGTCACTCCAAGAGTTAAAGCTGTATCCATGAAGAAGCCCTGTGTGTCTAAACATTGCAACTAAATTGTCGGCTACTTTTTTATAAGCATCCCAACCTACTTCGCTTGCAATTTCTACATCACCATAATCGTAATGTTGTACACCAAAAGTTCCGCTATCTCTATCTACTGCACGTGCAATAGGCGGAGCAATTTCTGGAGCACATGTATGTCCATCTCTATCTTTACTTTTATATGAACATGATGCAGTAGGAGCTATTGCAAATGCTCTATCCATATCATGTAAACGAGCCATGTCTGCAGCTCTATTTATTGCTTTATAAAATTCACCAGCAACTAGACCAGCTTTACCCAGTCCAGGGATGCCATCCATAACTGCTTCTAATGCATCACCAAATTGTTGATAGGTAATGTTTTCTTGTTTTAAAAAGTTTGCTAATCCAAGAACCCCGAGCCCAACTTGACGATCCGTTTCGGGTGAGAGGTATTCTCCCGACACATTAACGCCTGTTCTGCCATGAAGTTCGCACAAATTCCGCATACCTTCAGAGAAAGCATCGCACAAGTCTCCGATTTTACAGGCACCAAGATTGACGTGCTGGAGGAGGCATGTGCCTCGTGAGGGCAGATATACTTCGAGACAAACATTTCCTCTGATACGTTTTCCATTTTGATCGTGTTTTATTTTGTTAAGCCAAATGTCTCCACTTTTAATTCCGTAGAGGATGGCGGATTTAATTTCTTCAGTTGCTTCTTGCCAGCTGTTTCTATCAAGGTTGACGCAGCGTTTAACCCAAGGAAGTTCACTACGATTGGTCGTAACGAAATCCATAATATCGGGATGTGTAATATCAAGATGAAGGACACAAGCACCGTTTTTGTAGTGCCCTCCACGGCGAATAATTTCATTTAATGTACTGTAAATTTTTCCGAACGAGACAGGTCCGCTCGCTGTAAGACCTTTTCCATTTTCTGTTCCCTTTGGACGCAGTTTAGAAAGATGTACAGCGACTCCGGCTCCGTATCGCAAAGCGTGTGAAACGAATCTCCAACTTGCTTCAATTCCATTAGGTCCCTCCATTGAGTCTTCTACAACAAAGACTGTGCATGACACTGGAAGACGTGATTCAGGATCATCAATCCAGCTTTGAACTCTTCCTGTACGAGATATAAAATTGCTCATTATTTAACTAAATCGGTAAGTGTTGGTGGGTGATAGTTTTTACCTTTTAATATCTTTCCGTCTTCTCTTCGTTCTGGTTGTCCGTTATCTCCTAGCTTTGACATGTTGCTTTCATGCACACGACGACAAGCTTCATCTAAATCCCACTCCATATTTGCAGCGTATTGATAGCAAACATAAACAAGATCAGCTAATTCTTTTAAAGCTTCAGCATGTAAAACATTATTATCCCTATAAATATGTTGCTCAGCATCGATAAACTCTGAGTACTCTTCATCTATCAAACGCTTCTGCATATTTCGCTGCCTTAAGTTCCGGGAGTTTGGTACCTGATAAGCTTCTCTGAACTCTTTCGCTTGTTCTAAATTCGATTTCATTTTGTAAGTAGTGGATGGCTTTTTGTAAATCGGTTATATCTGTATCTTGTGTTAAACCATTGGTTTTATAACCAGCTCTGGAAACATATTTGATTACGTTTCCGAGGTGGAAGTTGAGTCCTTGATCTCTAATAAAATCCCATACTTGCGTTTTCCCTCTTCGGTAGTAGGAGGGTCCGTTATCATTACTTTTGGCCATTGTTTAATTAAATTCATTACAGAATTAGCAAGTACAAAATTCTGTTTTTGTAATGCTAAGAAGACTGTTTTTATGTCTTCGATTTCAACATCAGGATTATTTAATGCAAGTTCTATTTGTCTCATTTTGAAATCTTGTTCAGTCGTTAACTGCGTAATCGGCTGAGGGATTCCAGAGTATAGGTTGTTGTTTGTCTTGGTCATAATCATCCCATGTGAGAATTTTTGCTAGTCGTGCATTTTGTAAAGCACATTCTTCCGACAAATCTTTATCGGTAAACATTTTGACTAATGTTTTGTAGCTGTACCCATGCTCTTCAAATAATGCGGTTGCTCGTTTGACCCCAATACCAGGGACACCAGAATAACCATCAGTATTATCTCCAGCAGCAGCTTGAATTAAATGCCATTTGGCACCAGCAGATTTCGTGATTGTGAAAGATTCATCAAAGTTATATAGCTGTCCAGGTATTTGTTTCATGTCTTTATCTGGACTAACAATAATATTTCCTGGGTGACGAGTAGCAAAAATACCAAGAGCGTCATCAGCTTCTAATGAATCCATTACTATTACGCGATACTCAGTCTTGAGTTTCTCTATCACACGTTTATAACCGCACGGCTTTTTTCTATTTCGATGACCTTTGTAATCGGCTTTAATTTTTTTCCGAAAATTATAAGGGCTACTAAAGAATAAAATCATTTCATCAAATGATCCGTATTCTCGTTCAACTTTTTTTAACTCTCTTTTAACGCAAGCATAAGCTTCGCTAAATTTAGACGTAACTATAATTACATCATCGCCAAAATCAATTTCATCTTCTGAAGCTGCACAACATTTATAAACAATAAAATCTGCATCTATTAATAATTTCATGTGGTGGTTAGTGTACGTCAGCCCACGTCAGACCCTGTTGAGCTTCAGCTTCAATAGGTATACGTAGGTTGTAATATTCCCCTGCTTCTTTTGCACTCAGCTCCAACAAGAAAGCTAAGTCTTTAGCATCTTGTGGTAGACATTCAAACTGTAATTCATCATGGATAAATGCTAGTTGATGTGCTGATTTAGGTAAGTTTTGATTAGCAATGTATAGCCAACGTTTTGCAATTACACCCGCTGATCCCTGTAATAAAAAATTTAAACTTTTATGTGGGCTATCAACAAGTAATTTACGTCCGTCTATAGCTCGTACAAAGCCTCTCTCACCCGCCTTCTTAATTGCCTTAAGGAGTTCTGACAACCCGTCAATAGCATCGACATAGGCTTTACGAACTTCCTTACCTTTTTTCTTAGCTTCATTTTCTGATAATTGTTTATCCACTGAAAGACCAATTTTTTGATCTCCAGCTCCATATAAAAATGCGTAAGTTACAGTCTTTACGGCACGTCGGGAGATACCAATTTTATCGGCGTTGACTTGGTGAATGTCCCCTGTAAGGAGGATTTCGGCATAACGTCCTTGATCGTATCGGGCAAGGTAATGTGCGAGCATCCGTAGCTCAATACCGCTAAGATCGGCACCGACCAATACATGATTTGGGCTCGCAGTAAATAGTTTTCTACATTCTTCATCGGCTGGTACTTGTGCAAGGTTTGGGCGTCGATGACAACATCGATGAGTGGCGGCGGCAACTGAACAATGATGATGAATACGGCTAGACGTCGTACTCAACTTGTTCCATGAGTTCACGCCTTCGGAGATCATCCCAAGCTTCTTTGTCAGTTCTAAATATCGGGCGGAGAGCTTCGAGAATTTCGTGTTTATCTCGTTCAGAATAACTTCGTCGATAACTGGTTTCCCAGTCGTCGTCCGCTGCGTCAACTTCAGTGAGTGTTTGGTTTCTAATATCCATGCAATGTGATCCCTAGATGACGGGTTAAATTCTTTGAGACGTGTAAATGTAGCTCCTTTTATATAGCCACTTGTTTTGTTATCTCGTTTAGGAGTGAATTCCGATCCGGCAACGAAAGGGTTCCGTTTTCGAAGTATCCTATTAATTTCTTCCAGTTCGTTTCTGAGATCCGATTCAAGTTTCCGTGAAGCGATCTCATCAAAGTACCATCCATGATCCTCCTGTTCAGTTAATATTTTTGCGACTTCATGCTCTAGCGAGCACCAGTCAGGTAAGGGTGGAAGTGCTTGCATAATTTTGTTGTTACTCGTACATCTTGTTCGCAATAATCTTGCATTTCTTGTGACCAACTTTTCCAGTCAGTTGTTTTTCCAAATCCACCTTTGTATTCACCTAATCTGTGACCATATGCTTCTAATGAATGCCTGCCATATAACTGCAAAGGCATGTTTGGCCACTTATGTTTCTTGTCTATTTCAATAATATTCGGGTGAAATAAATGAGACAAAAGCAAAGTATCCACGACGTCGCCAGTAACCTTGAACCAGTTGTAAATGGACTTACAAACTCGTAAATCGTAATTGATAATATTATGCCCAGAGATGCAAGCTGCGTCACATAAGCGTTGTAACCCAGTATGAACGGGGTATTTGTTATCTTTTTGGTTGTTATAAGTTTCAAGATGATCCTCGTCAGTATCGTAAATAGATAAGCAATGAATCTCATCAACGTCAGGTATCAGCCCGTTAGTTTCTATATCAAATACGAGCACCTTCCCCCCATCGATAAGTCTTATC